TAAATGATTTTTGAATGAATTTATAACCTCTAACATTGCATCTGCTACGATAAATGTTATAACGGTTGCCATAAGCGGGTAAATCGGTGCAATAAATGCCAAAGCAATCCCTATAAATGTGATTGGTTCTATTCTTTTAATTGGTATTATTTTAAAAAAATTCATTAATAATAGGATTATAGTTAATTAAAGGTAAATCTTTTACCCATTGAAATGGCTCGTTAATACACCCGTTTACTTCCTCAATTGAAATAAACAAATTTGCATCGTTATCTAATGTTGGACTAAAATATTGGACACCGTCATAGGTTTGACCTATTAAAGCCTCTTTTTGTTCTATTGTTAATTTATATACTTCCATAATTATACTTGGCGAGATAAAGTTATTTGGTAAGCTTGAATTGTGGTGTAAAAATTAGCCGCGTCCGTATCTGTTAATGATCCGCCAATACTTGAAAACGCGCACTCTCTATCCGAGAACTCGGTAGCGCTTACGTGGTTACCTTGTGAACCAATATAGATATTAATAGCTTGTGCCGTTCCTAATTGAGTAGCTGAGTTGGTAGCGAATAAAGCACCGTTTTTATATCCTTTTGATGAAGCCGCTGTGGCTGTGTTAATAACATGACCTATAGAATTGGTTGAGGTTGCCGTGGCTGCCCTTGAACCTATATTACCACCGTTTGTGCTTGTTCCAGTATTTAATCTAAAATAAGCGTTTGTATATGAATTAGCAACTAATCCCGAACCCCTACCCATTTCAACCCTAAAAGCTGCTGCAACGTTATCTGTCCTTGAATAATAACTTAAATGGATATCGCTATAACCACCCGCTGCTATTTGAGTCAAAAATGTATCTGCATATCCTGTAGTTCCGTTTGGTTTTGCTCCTGTTGCTGAATGAGTCCAACCCCCTAAAAATGATAATCTATAAGCGGCGTTTAAATCGCGCGGGTCTTTTAGATTATATTTATGAGTAGTTGCACTACCTCCTACCATTGGGTAAATAGCTTTCATTTTAGTCCATATACCGTAAGACTTCAAATTTAAAACCAAAGTATTAATCGCGCCTTGCTGTGTCGGGTCTGTTATTCCTGCTGCTGTTATAAATGCGGTTGCATCGGCATCAATTCCACCTGATACCGATTTTGTCATCGAACTAATTAAATTATAATACATATTAAACTTCTTGATTTAATCCAACAACATCAAATTTTGTATCTGTAGAGTTCCAAATACATCCTAAATAGGTAGTTTTATTCGCGATAGTTGTAGTTGGTAAGATTATACCTAATGCTCTATAATTAGTTCCAAATGCAATACTTCTACCAGTTCCATTATCTTTAATTCTAATCATTAACGCTTGGCCCTCTACCATTGTGCCTGTTGGATTTGCTATTGTCAATCCAGCGGCTTGAGCCGTAATAGTTACTAAGTCATTTAATGAAGTCGGTGTAACGGTTGCCGAACTTGCAACGGTTTGAAGTCTTGGTGCAATTGGTGCTTTTGTGTCTATTTGAGTTTGAATAGCACTTGTAACCCCATCTAAGTAACTAAATTCAGTATTTGAAACGTTACCGCCGTCTATTTTAGCCGCATCAATTGCACTCGGTAACATTGCAGCCGTTATAGTTTTATTTTTCCATAACGAGGTACTATTTTCGTAAATCAATAAATCATTATCTGCAACAGTTGTAATAGTTACATCCTGCAAATCGTCTAATTTAAGAACTGGAACAACTGATAATGGAATTGGCAAAAATGACCTTACAGGTGTTGTTCCGCCAAATTGAAATTCATAGGTAGGATTTGAACCGCCTGCAATTCTATTCGCGTAAAATTTTAAAACAATCCTATCCGTGCTTAAAAATATTCCGTCATTCCATAATGCAGTTGAAGAAAATTCAACATAAGTGCCACTATCTAAAACAGGAATAGTATTATCGCTCGTAGTTATTAGCGTTTCTGTTCCACCGCTTGTGCGTTTATAAACTTGAAAGTAAAAGGTTGACGTTCCACTTCCTGATATTCTTCTAATATTACCTATTGTAGTAATGTTAAATACTCCGGGATTACCAACAATAATATTAGCCGAAGTTGCTAAACTGCTAATTAATTGTGATGTTGTTGTAATTGCTCCTGTGCTAATATCTACAGCTGTTGTGTTATATGATGGGTCTGTAATTGAACTAACCAACTTAACATAGCCGCCAATATCGCTTGCCACGTTAGTAGGATATAAAATAACATTTGAAGGCAAATCATTTAACGAAATAAAATGAGATATTCCGTCATCACCATCATTTATTAAATCGCTTGTTTTTGTTGGAATATTTGGCTGTAATACCCAAACAGCAGCCGTACTTGTGTTGTCAGTACAAACATATAAATCACCATTATCTAAAATCCAACGGCTACCAACTATAAACCCTTTTAACGTGTCATCGGTAGCAGCAGGTGTAGTTGTGAAATTGTGGCTTACTTCCCTAATAGTTGTACCACCGTCGCCCATTACATAAAGCCTACCAGCTTCCCATTTCAATTCGTAACCAACCGCACAAATTTGAGCTATACCATTTGCACCTCCGTAACCTGCGTCTATTGTACCTTTTCTAAGTAAAGATCCGTTGTCTAATATTATAGCATCGCCACTTGAAATAGATATATTTTCGCCACCTGTAGTATTACCCTCGACTAAAACCTCGTTTAAATTTTGAGTACCTCCGCCACCCGTACTCGAAATAATAGGATTTAATGGGTCTGTATTATCAATTGTTACGTTAGTACCAGCTACAACTGAATCTAATTTACTGCCGTATAACTCGGTAAAATTTGCATTTGCTTTTTGTTGCGAAGCTCTTAAAGTATCGCCTGTTCCGTCATTTGCCGCTGCTCCTACGTTCACTATTTGTTGTGCCATTCTTTTTAAGATATATTTCTAATTTTTCAATAGTTTTTTTAGCCTCACGCTCTTTTTTACCAGTATCCGAAGTCAATGTCGTTGTCATTATCGCTTTTATTTCGCTTGTTTGTGTAGTCCATTCCATCAAAATACCAATTACCAAAAGTAGATTTTCTTGCAGGTGTTACAGTTCCAGATACATAAGAATAATATTCGGGTATTGTGTTAACTGCTAACCATTTTTCCATGCGTTGTAAGTACATTTCGGCTTTAGTCCTTTGGTTTTCTACTAAAAAATCCACCTCATTTTTTTCTATTGCAGTCCCGTTGCTTGGTGTATGTTTATAAATACCTCCATTGCTAACGTGGTACGCTCCAATTTTAAGGTATTCTAAAGCGCTTTGATGAATTAAAAAAGGTTTAATATACTTTGTATGCAAAGTCAAATAATTACCCGCTAAAGTTCCCGCATCGAAGTCATCTTTTATTTTCTCGTAAAGCGTTTCGCCTAAACATTCCTCAAGTTTAGATATTTGAGCATCTATAATACAAAATTTATAGCGGTCTACATCAATATTACCACCTAATAAAGTGCTTTCTGTAATCTCGTTATCGTTTAATAAAATTGTTTCCATTATCCTTGTGGGTTTAAAAATCCGTTGTTAGGCATATCATTTGGCATCTTTGCAACTAAAGGATCGTTTTGTTGAAAGTTAGCTTCTTTACGCAATGACGGGTCTAAAGCATTTAGCAATTCCCTTGCTTTTTTAGCGGTTATTTTATCGTTATTTTTTTTAATATAAATGTTTCTCATAAAAAAATGATGGCATCTGGCACCGCCCTTGTACAACCATACAGAATATTTATCAGCACCATTAGGACCGAATCCTTTATTAACTGCTTTATTACCCGCAGCAATTAAATCTTCTTTACGATACATTAAATTTGCTTGTATCATTTTACGACAAAATTCTCTTTGTGGTGTTGGATTACCTGCGTAAGAATAACGAATTTTAAATAAACTTGTATCCTGTTCGCTATCTTTCATTGGAAAATTAGAAGGTGCATAAGCCAACTTAAAAGAAGTTTCTGAAATAGGGTCATCATTTTGCGCCTCTCTTGAATCAATTAACTCCCATTCATCCAAATCAATAGTTTCGCCTAATCCAGTTAACTCATCGGCTAAAACATCGTCTGTATGTTCGTGGTCTTGCTTTGATAATTTTGTAGGTTGTTCACTTGTTGTTTTAGGTCTTAAAGGAATAAAATCCAAGTCAATATTGAAACCGTTTTGATTTAAAACAAACATTAAAGCATCTAAAATTACTTCCTGTTTTGGTTGAATTACATTTAGCATCAATTCGTCAAAAGCTACTTGCATTTCGTCTGCATTATTTCCGAATCCTGTGGCATCTTTAATACCAAATAAAATAGGCGAAGTTACCCTATGAGATAACATTATTTTCTGCATTGCGTCAGCAGTTAAAAACTCGTATTGTTTATGAGCATCGCTTACAGTTAACGCTTCAATAGTTACGCTATTTTCTTTATTATCATTGTAAGCCAAAACGAATTTACCTGCGTTTGTGCTACCTGCTAAATTTTGTCTAAATGAATCAAATATAGCTTTCTTTTGTTCTTCGGTTTTATCCGCACCATCGTTAAAGTTGATAATATGACCAAAAGATAAACCGTTTTTAATATGGTTAACTACGAAATTAGAATATTCTTCTTCAAATACTGCGTAAGGCATACCACTTAAATAAGTAGGGTCGCTGAAATACGTTTTTCCTACCTGATAGTCTGAAATTATATAAATTGCTGAACCATTTTTAATAGTATCAAAACCAAATGCAGGTATTTGAATAGGCTCGTATTTTCTTGGCTGTGAAAAATCTCTTGAATACCAATAGCTTTTTACGTCCCCGTTTTCATCCATTTTATTAGGTACAATACAATTTTTAGGTGTATGCTTAATTTGCATAACATTACCGCCCTTAAAAATTATCTCAATACTTGCCTCGCCAAATAAAGAGTAATCCTGACAAACATTTTTTAAATCCTTTTTAGATAGTATTCTTAAGATGTCCGCAAATTGGATAGCCTTTGTACTTTTTTGGTTTGATGTTAAACCTTTACCATAGATGTATTGAGCATAAGCATCTATAATAGCTCTATTGGTTGCGCTACCGTTATACCTATCAATAATCTCTTGGTAAAAACTATTTTTATCGCCATTTAAAACAAAGTCTTTGGAAGCGCTTTCTTTTATTTCAGGTCTTACATAGTTGCTTAATTGTAAAATTTCTAAATTCATATGTTTGTAGTTGCATAAGCCTTACCTCTGTAAAGTAAGTTGTCGTTAGTATCGTAAACCTCAAACTCAAAATTTTGTCCTTCTGTCATTGTTTGCGTAAATTCAGCGGTCAAATATCCGTTTGTATTAGTGCAAGTAAGGTTATGAGTTGTTTCAGTTTGTCTTAATTCATTCCTTAAAACCATAGTAGCCGTAGTAACGTAATAACGTGGTATGATTTGTAAGGTATGGACTGTATCGGTTGGATCAAATATCTTCATATTTATTAAACGTTTTTTTAGTGGTTTGGTATCAAATAAAAAAGCGTACCGATTAAAGTACGCTTTAAACAAAAACACTATGAAAAAAATATTATGCAGTAACTACTTGCGCTGAAACCAAAGCTAATAAAGCAGTTTTGGCTGCACTTGAAAGAAACGGTGCAAAGTTATTATCTCTCGCCTCTAAAGCCAAAGTATAACCACTCGCTTCTGTACTCATAACACCAGTAGTAGCTTCTAATCCTGAATCAATACCTACAGCTTTAACGTTCCCGTTATAATCGTGAATAAATGCTACAACTCTACCATAAAGTAAAGATTGCAATTCCACTTCAGTTTCTTTACCTAATTTAGGCAAAGTCAAAGCCAATGCCTGAACAATTTCAATAGTTCTGTTATCGTTATTTACAGTTGCTGTTTCAATTAATGAATTACCCGCACCTTTTACCTCATAACGAAAAACCTCAGCTAATCCAGCAGGCAAAGAAGCAATTTCTTGAGCCGATACCGTATAAGTATCGCCAGTATAAAGTCCAAAATCTACGTATCGAATTCCTGTACGTGAATCTTTACACGCAAGGGTACGACCTTTTAATATATCACACGCCATAATTTTATATTTTATTAAAAACCGCCCAAATTAATGAGCGGTTTAATTATTAATTATCCTACGTAAAGAACGTTGAATTTTTGGTTAACAACGTGAGCAGCAAGTGTCATATTGTTTTTCAAGAACATATCTTCTCTATTAAGAGCGATCTTGTCAAGTTGCATAACGTTAACGTCAGAAGCTAAATCAGTAGCCCAAATCAAATGAGATTTCAAAGAAGCGATAACAACGTTTTCAGGTAATGGAACGAATTCACATTTTAAACCATTAAAGTAAATGTTCTCATAAGCTGCGTCTGCATCAAATGGCTTAGTATAATCAGTTGTTACGTTGTTAGCTTGTACAATCATTTGTTTAACCGAACGTGGTAAGTACAAAGATGGTTTTTCAGTTGCGTTCAAAGTAGCAGCAGGAATAGCAGCATAAACTTTGTCTAATTCAGCTTTTAAAACAGAAGCAGTTAAAGTAGTACCTGCAACTTTGATTCTTGTACCAACTCCCGCAGTAGCTGAAGCGTTAGAATCGTTATAAATCATTTTAACTAAGATACCGTCAATTTGACTTGAAGCCAAAGCAGCGACTTTAGTTTTTTCAGCAGCACCTACTGAAGTATTTCCTGTTCCAGCAGTTAAAGCAGCTACAGCCGTTTTAGTTGCAGCAGTTGCACCGTTCCAAAACTCGTTTTCAAAAGCGTTTGAAATTTGTTTAGCGTATAAACCACCAATAACAAGTTGTTCAAATTCTGAACTCATAATTTCCCAAGCACCTGGCTTCATATCTCTTTTGAAACGTGAGAATCTCAAAGTGTTAGGATCAAACTCTTGGTAAAATTGTACTT